TATCCTTCAGCCACGCCTCGGCTCGCTCATCTTTTTGTGCGGGCTGTTGTTGAGGCTGCTGCTGTACCGCTGGTGCGGGTTGCATACGTTGAGGTGGTGGTGCCGAAGATACTCGTTCATGGGTGGACACTGCTCTTGAAAGATCTTCTTGAGCCGCAGCCAACCCCTCTGCATCACCTTGTTCGTAGGCATCCTTGTATCGCCTTCGTTGCAGGGCAACGTCGGAAGCAAGACGCTCAGACTGCGTCTGCTGTAAAACCTCTTGATGCCTTTGGAGGAGTCCCTTTATCTCATTGTTCTCTTCCAAGACACGCTGGGCATACAAAACAGCTTCTGCATTCTCACGTAAGGTTTTCTCTTTTGCCCGCCGCTCTTCATGGAACTCGAACCGTAATTTCTTTATGCGCTTTTGAACGCCATCAGAATACTCTTCGATTTCCTCATCGGAAGGATCGTAAGGCTCTCCCTTACGTTCTGACCTGTCTTTATCTTTCTCTGGTGTGTCGTCAACAATATCAACGTGAACGACATCGTCTTCGTCTGGGGATAACGCCTCTTCGTTTTCTTCAATCATGCTCGTTCAAAGCCCCTTGGGTCATCAACAACGGCTTCCACCGTGTCGTCGTTTATCAGTCGAAATTCCTTACCCTTCACCTTCAAGCGGGTTCCGGAGTAAGATCGAAAGATAACGAAATCACCTTCCTTACAGTAAGGACCAGTTGGGAACTTATCCTCATCGCCATAGGCGAGTGGACCGAGTTTTAGTACAAGGCCGACAATCGATGCCGTCTCTTCTGCCGACTTAAAGCGGTCGGGAAGAAAGACTCCACCATCGGTTTTCTCTTCAATTTCCGGAATGGAAATAAGAATTTTGTAGCCAGTAGGTTCCGGCAACATTTTTGGCGCTGTTTCAGCGTTCATTTTTCTCTCTCGTCTGAGCCACCATAAAGCTGGTGTGTGCTACGTTAATCCTCGTCAGTATAGAAAGACTCTCTGACGTCGAGGATCTCACGTTCTGCGAAGGCTATGCCCTCGATCTGGCCAACCATTCTCTGGTATTGGCCGAAGTCTTGTGCGCCACCGCTTGACACTGAGTCAGAGATGGACGATTGATTTTCGCGGACCTTCTTTAAAAGTATATCGAAGACCGTCTGGGGTTTATCTAAACTCAAGAGTTGCCGTTGTTCTTGTTAGACTGATCTAACAAGCTTCGACCTACCTCAATTCCGAGGCGAGTACCCTCAAGCTTCTCTTTACTAGCACGGTCGGCATGGCTCTTAGCTATATCCAAACCGAACTTGAGACCGTCCCTTTTCCCGTCAGCCTCAAGTTGTTCTTTCGTCTTCGCGATCTCAATACCAACTTGTAATCCGGTGCGCTTATCTTCGGCGGCGATCTCCGCTGCCTTGAGCGCAGCGTTGGTCTGGATGCGCTCTCTCTCAATCTCTGTTCGTGCTTGGTCAGACGCCGACTTGCGCTTAACCTCGGCTTCCTTAATCGCTAGTTCACGTTGTTGCATTTGCACGATGGGATCTTGTTCCATCTGCTGTCGTTTCTGCGACTCAACAATTGCCTTGTCTTTGGCAAGCACCTTCTCGGCAGCATCTGCAACCAGCTTGGAATATTGAAACTCAACATCTTCCGGCAACGGGTTCTCAGAATCTGGAAGCTGCACTCCCATAGCCTTCTCGATCTCACGCCGATACTGGAAGGCCACATGCTCCGCAACGTGAGCGGCCAATGCCGCCTCCATCGACTTTGCCATAGGCGTTCCTTTGACGAGACCTTGAATTAATGGGTCTTGTGCTGCCGCCATATGTGTCTTGATGTGCGCTTCGTGATCTTGATAGACGAAGGACTTTACAGGCTTCATCTTCATCATCGCCATGTTTTCTGAAACCGGGTCCATCGGCTTCATGTTCTCTGGAGATTTAACAATCTCATCGGCGTTAGGGATGCCAAGCGTTTGCATCATTTGTCGATGCAGCATCGGCATGTCGTAGAGGTTTGGATTTGAATTAGCTAGCTGGAAAGCCGCTTGATATTGCATAACTCTCTGTGACATCGATGCTGCATTCGGATCGGAAACGGGAATTATATCTACGCGGGAATCAAAATCCTCAACACGCGAATAACTCTCTCCTTCTCCAAACTCATAATCATATACATCTTCCATCGATGTCGAGATGACATTCGACAGAAGCCTTAACTCTGCCCGTAAGCTCGCATGAACACGGGCTTGAACCGCGCTCATCACCTTCATGGCGCGCTCCATTATGGCGAGCGTCGTTCCAACCGGTGCCTCTTTGCCACCCTGCCCCATCCCGACTTGCAAGTCAGCGACGGAACCAATGCGCCTACCTTCTTCGACTATGTTGCCGAGAAGCTGGTAGAGAACACTCGAAGGTTCTTTGTAGGGTAGGAACGAAATGTTATCTTTTATGCTGCCGCCGGGGATATCCACATCGCGAAACTCACCCGGCATGATGGGCGCGTCATCTCCCTTTATACGAAGACCCCTCGCTTTCAACCCGGCTGGCAAGTTAGACAGCGTTCCAGCGTCAACAAGCTGTCGTAAGATGCTCGTCGCACTTTTGGCTAGGCCACCAATCAAGTGAATAAGGCCGGTGCCATAGAACCCAAGACCCGGTAGGTACTGGTAGTGAACGAAGTGAAGACGCTTTATCTTTAGCGAATCCTCTTCACGGTAGTTACGGTATATCGAGAGTATCTTTCCCGTGCCCCGTATCATCGTCACCACATAAGGCAGTTCAATACCTGTAGGCTCCATGTCTGAGCCAAGGTCTTCAAAACCGGGGAGGTCGAGATCAACGTGCATTTCGAGGAGGACTAATCGCCCGTCAGCCTCGACCTCCGCTGACCCATCGAGATCGTCAATTTTATCTTGGATTCTGGAATAGTCGGGGGAAGGATCTGGTATATCCACGTCCCGATAGAACCCTGCCACTTGCAGTTTACGAACGTCATTCTTAGTTCTTCGCATGACGTGCGTGTAGCGAGGGGAGGTCATTAGATCTGACGCCCCATGGCTGACGACAAAATCCTCGGCGGGCACAAACATAGCACATGCTCGACCAAGGGACGGGTCAAAGTAGACTTTCTTAAACGCGCTTCCCGCGAGTGGGAGGTGGAACAGCAGTTGCTCAAACTCCGGGCGATACTCTGTCATCACCTCGGTTAACTGATAGTTCAATTCGGCTTGAACTCTCGCGGCTTGCTGAACCTTCTCTTTCGTTTCCTTGCCCAGAATTGAGGTTCTTACCGGACCACTCGCCGGGAATACTTCAGTTATCGTTTGGCTCTGGAAACGAACGACTGACTCAGTTAAGAGCGGGTGAAAAACACCACAAGCTCCCGGCCAAGGCTGCGTCCTGTCTTCAATCTTCAACCCTAGAAGATCTAATCCCTTTACATAACTTTCCTCCCAATCCATGCGGGAGGACTTGTCGCTCTCGAATTGCCCCGAAAGCTCCGACGAGAGATGCTCGACATCTCCGTCTTCCATAAAATCTACAAGGTTATCTGCAAAGTCTGGAATTTCTACTACCAGCGCTGGCCCTTCGAAATCAATTACCGTATCGGTAATCTCAATCTCCATCGGAGCCAAATCCATAGCAGCTTCCTCCAAGGGAAGCGTGTCATCGATATTCCGTAGAAGTTCGCTTATAACCAATCTCCTAGTAGTAGGCGGTTTGCCCTCTTGAAGCGACCGCCAACCAAGGCGGATCATCTTCATAATCAGTCGCAAGGGAAATAAATCCTCCTTGCCTAAATCTTAAAAGAGCAAGCGTTGTGCTATCAACAAGGTCATCGTGTGCGCCATTGGGGAAGGCAGCACATTGTTCGATTACCTCTTCAGCCCATCTAGTTTCCGGTGCCCATACAACTCCGCTCGCGAAGATGTCAGACACAGCGTTTACTCGGGACAGCTTGTCTTGACCTCTTGACGGAGAGTACTCCGACACCGGAAGGCCCACCGCCCTCATCTCTTGGATGAGAGGAAATCCAGCGGCCTTTGCCTCAACGAGAAAAGCGTCTGGCTGATAGTCTTCGTATAGCTCAAAGCATTTCCGCTTTAACTCTGGAAACTCCATCTTCTCGTTAACCGCATCGAGAATAATAATATTGGAAACGAGTATTCCGTTTTCGTCCGGGTGTTGAAATACACCCCACGTTGTTATAGCGGAGTAGTCACTCCGGGCATTTTTGGTGTGAGCCGTGTCAACCGTTTGCAGTATGAAGTCACAGTCTGGCGGCTCTTTAGTAGTCCATGCCTTCCAGTACTCACGTTTTATTAATGCGCCTTCTTCAGACGTTGGATCTTGCTGATACTGTGCGCTCCACTTCGATATGGGAATCGTAGCCCGGAGCGCATCCAGTTCTTCTTTCTTCCAAAACTCTGGCCAGAGCGGTGCCTCAAATTCATCCACCGCCGGGAGAGTAATCACTTCCCACTTGTCGCCACCTCTTACTTCCGAGGCTTTGATAACCTTCCCGGTTAAATCGCGTTGATCCCACCGGGTCATCACAATTATTATAGCGCCACCCGGCTGAAGTCTCTGCCTTGGACCCGACGAGTACCACTCATATACACCGTCAAAGTATTCGTTCGACGGGTTGATACCGGCAGCTTCCGAGTGTGGATCATCGATTATAAGTAGATCCGCACCGCGACCGGTCATCGCAGCCCCGACGCCACAAGCAAAGTACTCACCACCACTCGACACATCCCATCGACCAGCAGCCTTACTGTCGGCTCTCAGTGATGTCTCGGGGAAAACTTCTTGGAAGTCTTCACTCTCAATTAAATTTCTGACCTTCCTACCGAACCTTTGGCTAAACTCGGTAGTGTGTGTCGCACAGATAACCTTGCGCGTTGGGTCTTGCCCGAGCAACCAAGCTGGCAGCATGTAACTTGTTAGCTCTGACTTCCCGTGGCGGGGTGCAATGTTAATGCACAACCTCTTTAGTTCACCTCGGGATACACGCTCGAACGCATCAGCCATAATCCGGTGATGCTTGCCTTCAATAAAATCTGACCAGACACTTCTTACGAAAGGTAGAAACTCCTTTCGAGCCGCATCTTTCTTTGAAACTTTATTTAAGGCGGTTAGCGCCTTGGCAATCCGAATCTGATGTTCTTTAGGAAGTGTGTCGAGACGACTTAGTATGTCGGCGGTTTCCATACGGTTATCCTCTCGCGTAGCAAATTAGCATGTAACGTGGATAAACCTCAGTCGTATGTCTGAATTTCTGACCTTTCTATTAAACGATCCAAATAGGCCCGAGCTTTCCTCAAGTCTTCAACCGGCCTTTTCTTATATGGCCAACGCCAAAGATACTTAAATACGTTTCCCCAAAGGTAACAGATGTGCGGGGTCAAGTTGATTTCGGCATCACGACCTTCATCCATCATGGCTTCCATCGCGTCCCAGCATTCAATCGACTGCTTGTAATGAGTCGGGCTTTCAATGACGCTCATGGATTCTTTTCTATATCTATGTGCAAAACGGTTCGTATTTCATTGGAGCGGTTCCACGCCATGTGAGGAAGGCAGTCGTCGAAGACGATGACTTGTCTTGTGTGAAACCAAGTGCGCTCTTCCCCATCGACCTCTATCCCAATATCTCCATCGGGAATGTCCACACCGACATGGCAGACGAACGAGTCCGGATTGTTGTGG